GCTTCTTGATAAGATTGAGGGTGTTCATAAGTTTACTCCTGAAATACTAGGTGAAAATTAACCTTCTCTGCTTACGCAGGATCCGTTTTTCCCGTTCCTTCAGTCGTTTGCGTCCCAGTCGAACTCACATTCTGGTACAGATTCCTTTACGGTCTCTACTAACTCTACAACTATTTGTGGAGGTAGTTCTGATCTGTTCTTTCTGATTCCGATGATTATTGCATCAGCGTCAGCACAAAGCATACCAGAGTATAAAAGTAGTTCTACCATGGGATGAACGCTCCGTTCCGCGACTTACTTGCGTCCTATGTATACACTCCGTTGCATTCACCTGGTACTTTTGATTTAAGGTAAGCGATTAGATTCAACTTCGACCGAAGGTCTAGATTGGGATCTGATCGGATTTCCGTAGATCTCTGTAACCACCTTTCACAAGACATATGCCAATCATAAGGATTAGCGTCATTATGATGGGCAAGGGTGAATGCCAGCAGAAGTGCTAACATATGGATGAACGATAGGTCCAGTATAGACCATATGTTTTATATAGTCAAGTCCTTTTGTAATTTACGATACAGTTTTATCATCTCTTAATAAATCAGACACAACGGTCTCTGTGCCGTCCATGACCTTGATTTGATAAAGATTAGACTTCATGTATTTCTTGATTTTTTTGTACTTCTTCTTTACATCAGAGAGTCCATCAAGATTAATATTGACATTCAAATTTTTATCATTCATTTCTTTTTCTTTCCACCTGGATTTGGATTCCAAAGTTTTGGATTTATAGTTCCCTCAGACTGATTGAATCCAATGAAACCATCTCTGTACTCATCCCAATAGTGATCAAAAATATCAACTTGTTTGTTACAGACAACTAAATCAAAACGCCTTTTACCATTATCATAATACTCAACAAGATATGAAGTGTATGGCAGAGACTTGTCCTCTGCCACAGTAGGATCACAATCTTGTTGTAATATTTTAAGTTTACTCAACTTCTACCTCCCCACTGAATATCTGGGTATGCTTCTGACACAATCTCTTTTGTAATTTTGTATTTAGTTTCCAGTTCCTTATCCTTAACAAGACAAAGAATCTCAGCATCGAGTGGGTGCAGACCTTCAAGAATCTGAATGAACATTGTTTCTCTACGCAGAGATTTCAATTGATCATTACCACCCTTACAAAAATTATAGAACTTAGTCCATTCCTTTCTGATCGTAGTCTTGCCCTTCTTCATGTCTGCAGCATTACCAAGGGAAGTAGTATCAAAATACTCCATGGTGCCAACGAGTTGATTCACCTTTTCACTCAAAGTGCCAGAGGTAATCTGCTCGTCCTTAAGACTTGAATATGGAACTTCTCCAGGAGGAAGTAAAGAGATTACAGTCTCATCAAAATTCCAAATGAACAATGCCTTTAATGAATCATGCTCATACTTTTTAAGGACTTCCACCTTCTTTGCTTTAGTTCTCTGCTTATTCAACAAAGCAAAGACTTCAAAGGTAAAAGGATTAGGTGGAAGTTCTAGTGTTGTCTTAGGGGAAGGTTTTTTAGTTGTCGTCTTCCTCGTAGTCTTCTGTTTCGTAGTCATTTTCAAATCGTACCGCTAAAATTTCATCAGGTAAAACATTACCATACTCATCCAACATTTCGGGATGCATGTAAGGCACCGCCTGCCTTTGGAACTGCTCGTTAACAATATATCCAATTATACCACCAATAAGTAAAAACTGGAATGTTAGCAAAGAAAAAATAGTTATTGTTGCAGCAGTCATAGCCCTTCTCCGAGAGATTTTTTTCTAATGTCTAAAGATACCTCAAACTCAAAATGAATCTCTCTTTTGAAGAAGGAGACCATTTTGGCAAACCTCACATAGTTGCCCCTTTGAGGTTTTGGTCCCCCTCCCAATATAAGTTCTACACCTTTATTTATTGACAGATCAGAGGAGTTTTTGTTCCCTGAGATATTTGACTGTTTCACTGCACCCTCCGAGTTTCTTTTGGTCCATCAGGACTTGAGGGAATGTTGTACCTTCACCAAATTCACCGTAGAATTCTTCCCTAGTGAAATCTCTGCCGAGTTTATACTCGACATACTTTGCTTCGATTATATCAAAGACTTGCACAATCTTTGTGCAGAAAGGACATCCATCCTTTGAGTATACAATAAAGTTCATTTATCTATTATAGAGGAGTTGCTTCTGATTTTGGAAGATCTTTAACCTTCCATGATCCACCAACACCACCATCCATATTCACAACGATGTCATGAGTTGGAAGTTGTTTTCCAGGTGTTACATCAACAATATCACCTGGAAGAGGATTGAAGGTGAAATAATGCCCATCCCAGTATCTATTTCTGGAATGTATAAGATTGACTGCATCTCTTTCAATACCACAGTCGGCAATCTTTTTACCTTCGGGATTGAAAACAGAATAGTAGCCTCTCATTTCTTTTCTTCATAAGGATGTGCCTGTTTCAGTTCTGGATTAGGTTGAGATGGAACAGTGGGATTGCGATCCAGATTCTTGATAACAATAAAAGCATCCTTGTTATACTTACGAGTGCCTTTGACTGGTGCCCACTTGGTTCCAGCACCATCAATCTCATAGACTGAAGTGCCACCAATTTCTACAGCAACATTATCATAGCAGTCCCAACCCAACTCTGCAATGGTGTTTGCAAGTTGTTCGTGAACAGTTTTCATCACTGCTGCTGCTTTTCTTTTTGCAATTAGGGAGTCATCCATAATTTCTTCCTCAACATCAAGTTTTCCAATCATTTAAATCCCTCTGGTTTTGATACTACTTTGTCTAAGACTTCTATGTGTGAAACTTGACCAGTCATAACCCATTCAAACCAATAATGGTGAACAGACTCCCAGTCATCAAACTCAACTGCTTTCTTGTTATTGAAAACAAGTTTATATCTGTGACGATCATAGGGTCCATCGGAAGTCTGAGTGAAGTACCTAGGATCGTCTTTTTGAATCAAGTCATACGACATTCTTCATCGCAGCAATGTCATTATCAAAGATCTCAAGACCCTTGTCGGTCAGGATGTGATTGTACATCTGCTCAAAGACTTGAGGAGGCATGGTGACTACATGAGCACCATTATACCAGGATCGTACTGCACGCTGGACGCTACGGATAGATGCAGAGAGCACCTGTGTAGGACAACCATGAATGGCGTACAGTTGAGTGATGGAGCGGACAACCTCAAGACCTGCAACAGACTGGTCATCCAGGCGTCCCACAAAGGGAGACACATAGAATGCACCTGCTCGTGCTGCAAGGACTGCCTGAGCGGCAGAGAAGATCAGAGTCACATTGACTCGGATGTTGTTGAAGGAGAGTTCCTTACAAGCAATCAGTCCCTCACGAGTCAGAGGAACTTTGACAGTGGTACAGAAACCAAACTCTTCAAACAGACGACGACCTTCATTGATCATCTCTTGAGCGTCACCAACAACTTCCATGCTGATGTCATTGATGCCCATGTCTTTGATCTCTTGATAGACATCTTCAGGATTCCTGCCGCTCTTACGAATGAGAGTAGGATTCGTGGTGATGCCATCAAGCAGACCAGTCTCATGGTGCTTGTGAATCAGTTCAGTGTCTGCGGTATCTAGGAAAATTTTCATCATTCAACATGTACAGTGCCAATCATGCCAGCACCTTTGTGAGGAGCACACCAGTAAGTGTAATCACCTGGATCGTTAAAGGTGATATCAAACTCTTCACCAGGAAGCATAGCGAGTGATTCGTGAGCAAGATCAGGACGATCTTCTACGATCACATTGTGTGGAGGAAGCATATTGTTCACAAAGTGAACTGTGTCTCCTGCAGATATTGTAACATCAGATGGTTCAAAAATCAAGTTTCCATCATATCCCATTTGAACATCAACTGCCCATGCTGGAGCAGAGAAAAATAGCGTAGCGAGAAGTGCGAAAAAGAACTTCATGAAAGTATACGCGACTACACTATCTAGCGTAAGTCCGAGTCTCTGTACCTAGGATTTGTCTTGACTTCCTGACTGACCATCTCACCAAATTTTGTTACACATTGACCCCACTTTTTTCTTAATATCTTTGCCTTTTCTTCATTTTTATTTTCAAACTTTTCCTTATACCATTCGTTCCAAATCTTAGCGCATTCGTCTGACTTCTTCTGGAGATGCGGTTCCCGATACATGGGAAACCTGCTTGGGTTGTGTGCCCGTGACTACATTACTATTTACATCATTCCAATGCCGTATGACTCCCGATACAATAAAAGCGTTAGTGACCATGTAACTAACAAATATACTGGTGCGTATGAGAGCAACATAATTATCGTAAGGAGCTGTCTTGTCGTCACTGAAACTTCCTAGAGAGTACTTCCATATATCCCATATTTTAGACATAAAAAAGAGGGTCGTATGACCCTCCTATTATATCAGACATCTAGATCCACATCAACCAACAGGATGATCTCTTAGTACCTCCCGACAAATCTTTTTACATGTTGCTTGATCATTATCACATTCAATCAAACAATCATAATAGTCGTTGATAACATCTGCCTCCTCCATTGATCGATCCAAGGTTTTATTTAAACGGCGGAAAGAATCTTTCCAACCAGCAAGTTGATTATGCGAAAGTATGTTGTGCATAATATCCTCCACTTGATTTAAATCATACCGAAACTTAAGGGGTTGTGGATTTCACTTCATAAGTTTGTTCCTAATTCTTCTGTATATAGAGAAAATGTGTCGATTTACACATAAATTATAAAACTTTCGTTTCTTTTTTACATAGGTATAAAAAAAGAGAGGTTTCTTAATCCTCTCTCTAGAATCAAAGTGCGTTGCCTCGTGGCAAGACTTCTTCTGGGAATATGAATTGTTCGTGTGGTTGATCCACTGGTGCCATCCAGGCACGCAGACCTTCATTCAGAAGGATGTTCTTGGTGTAGAAGGTCTCGAATTCGGGATCCTCTGCTGCACGAATCTCCTGACTTACGAAATCATAAGCCCTAAGATTAAGAGCAAGACCAATAATGCCGATGCTAGATGTCCAAAGACCCATAACAGGAACAAACAGCATAAAGAAATGCAACCACCTCTTATTAGAAAAGGCAATGCCGAAGATCTGAGACCAGAAACGGTTTGCCGTAACCATTGAGTAAGTCTCCTCTTCTTGCGTAGAATCGAAAGCCTTAAAGGTGTTTGCTTGTTCTCCATCTTCATAAAGCGTGTTCTCAACTGTTACACCGTGGATAGCAGATAGTAGTGCTCCTCCCAGTATACCAGCAACTCCCATCATATGGAAGGGGTTGAGTGTCCAGTTGTGGAAACCTTGGAGAAAAAGTAAGAATCTAAAGATCGCCGCAACGCCAAACGATGGCGCAAAGAACCAACTGGATTGTCCAAGTGGATAGATGAGAAAAACACTAACGAATACGGCAATAGGACCTGAAAAAGCAATCGCATTGTAGGGACGGATTCCGATAAGACGAGCAAGTTCGAACTGACGCAGCATAAAACCAATC